AATATGTTGATGATATTGATGATTTCATTAAACACTACGGATATGAAAAAAGTTTTATAATGGATTTTGTTGATTTAGATGAGGTTAAGGATATTATCGTAAATAGTGATGGATATGGTAATCTATTAAACTCTTATGATGGAGAAATGTTTGAAACACAGGTAAACGGTGACTGGTATTTTGTGATGAGGGCTAGTTAGGTCTTTATTTGTTGAACAATATATCATATTTTTATTATGAATGGCACGAAGAAAAAAAATAGAATTTTTGATGAACACCGATTGGATGTTCGAAAAACCTATTGATAGAGAATACAAAGAATACAAACTACTTTCTTATTTTCAAAAAATGGGTGATAAACTTGATAAATTAGAGTTATATCCTGGTTTTATTGAATTATCATTACATCTAATGAATGTACAAGCACTTATGAGAGATCATAAGATTGTATACACCGATAAAAAACTCACAAACATTGATGACGAAATTATGGTGAAAGACCTCAAAGTGAGAGAACTTCCTGAAATGTCAGACGATGAATCCAAAGAATTTAGACAGATACTGATCTATTCAGCACCAAGAATGATGGAGTACTTCAATATTGCCAAATCAGTATGGACAATAGTTTTTGATTCTTTGGATATGAAAATTAAAAGGAACAAAAAAAACATTCTAAACCCAAAAGGATACTTTTATTTTATTGATCATGAAAAAACTCACTATGTTTGGGAGTATGTAATTAAAAAAGAAACCAAATCAAATCCTCAACAAATGACTAATGTAAAATTAATTTATGATAGTCCTCTTAATGATTTGACAATATCGAAAATTATAAATAACTTTTCTTCATTCGACCCAATAGACAAAAAGGTTGGACCAATTTTTCATATGACATCGAGTGGAGTTTTCCCAATTGAAGAAACATTACTACCGATGTTCAAAAGAAGAATTGCAGGACATATTTCACAAACCAAAAAATTTGAAAAATTAAATCAAAACAATGAGTGATAAAGAAAAAATAGAATTGTTAGATTTCTTAAAAGAAATGATATTAAAATACCCAAACGATCAAGAGTTGGGAAAAGAAATACGAAAGTATTACTTAAAAAAGGACTCAAAAATCAAATCTAAATAAAATGGGATTCAACAAGAGAATTTTAAAGAAAGAAAACATTCTAAATAATCTTCCAAAACTTATGACCTATTTAAACGCCGATGCAATTATTTGTACCGACGATTTTTCACGCAAAGTTTATAGGTTATTTACCGAAGGTTTTAGTGAAGAAGAAATAATAAATATAATAAATAAAATTAAATGAAAATTAAGTTGGAATATGTTTGGTTAGACGGATATAAACCTGAACCAAACCTAAGAAGTAAAGTTAAGATTGTAACATATGAATCCATTAAGAATGCGTTTCTTGATGGTAAATTCCCAATGTGGAACTTTGATGGATCATCAACTTCACAGGCAGAAACAGGAAACTCAGATCGTCTTTTAAAACCTGTAAGACATTACATGCCTTCGACATTCCCATTAGAAAATAATACCGTGTATGTTTTGTGTGAGGTATTAAACCCTGACGGAACTCCACACGAATCAAATAAAAGAGCTGGTATTGGTGAAAATTTTGAAGATCTTTGGTTTGGATTTGAACAAGAGTATTTCATTCGTGAAGAAGTTAATGGAAACATTTTGGGACACAAGAGAAACATCCTTAAAGGTCAGGGTGAATATTACTGTGGTGTTGGACACAATGTTGTTGGTCGTGAGTTTGTTGACGAACATTTAAATATGTGTTTGAACTATGGGATTGATATCACTGGTATTAATGCTGAGGTTGCTTTGGGTCAATGGGAATATCAAGTGTTCTCTCAAGGTAAATTAAAAGGTGGAGACGATCTTTGGATAACGAGATATTTCTTATTAAAGATTGCTGAAAAGTATGGTTACCATATTGAACTTCACCCAAAACCAATCACACACGGAGAGTGGAATGGTTCAGGTCTTCACACAAACTTCTCAACAGATATAATGAGACTTGAAGGGAATGAACAATATTTCATGGCATTATTTAATGCATTTGAATCAAGACATGAAGATCATATCAAAGCTTACGGATCAAACAATCACTTACGATTGACAGGTGAATATGAAACTCAAGCAATTGATAAGTTTAGTTGGGGTGTATCTGATCGTGGAGCGTCAATTAGAGTTCCTCAGGACACGGCAAAAGAATGGAAAGGATATGTTGAAGATCGTAGACCAGGTTCAAATGCCGATCCATACAAAATCATTCGTGAGATTGTTAATTCCCTTTATGTTGCTCAACTTCTTTATGATACAAAAAATATGATGACCTCATTTGTAGATATGGATGGTCTTACTGGAAAATACGGTACAATGTCTAACGATGAGTTATTAAAAGAATATAGAGAAGAAGAATAATGGGAAAAGAATGTGTATGTGGTGGAACAGGACCTTGTCATTGTCCACCAATTAAAGTAGAGCAAGTAAATCATCCACAACATTATGGTGGAGAAAATAATCCTTACGAGGCGATCAAAGTTATTGACGCTTGGGATTTAGGATTTAGTTTAGGAAATACAGTAAAATATATAAGCCGTGCAGGAAAGAAAGGAAAAGACAAAGAACTTGAGGACCTCAGAAAAGCCCTGTGGTACCTCCAACACCACATCGAAACACTCGAAAAATAAAACGGGGTTAGATAAAGAGATTAATGTTTGGGATGCTCTCACAACACCAAACGAATTATTAAGAGAGACCCTTATTAACTTTATGTGGGGGTTTTTGGGGAACTCTATTGTAGTGTTCGCAGCAAAAGAACTGGACTTTTTAGTCCTGATTAATTATATTGTTTATTACATAATGATTTCTTATATTGTGAATAGAAAAAAATATGAAACGATGTTAGGTAAGTTCATTGTTCTTCCTGGGTCCGCAGCGGCAGGGGCATTCACAGGATATAAATTAGCTCAAATGATCTCAAATTTTATTTAAAAATGGAAAAAGATTGGGACCCAAATGACTTTCAAGGAAGGTCAAAAGATCAAGTAGAAAGAAACTATAGGGTTTTTGCGATTTTTTTAGTTTTAAGTTGGTTAGTGGGTACAGGTCTTGTTTTATACGGTTTAATTAATTATATTTTCTAATCTATGAAATACTACAAAATAACAATCGGTGGTAAAGGTGCTGAGGTTTACCCTTTCCAATTGAACACAGAACAATATGAAGCTCTACGAGATGGTGGTGTTGAGCAGGATGAATTGGATCACGATCAGATCTGTAAAATTTTAGGAGTTGATACTTTTTTTGATTCACCAAACGAATCTATTATGGGACCTTACCCTAACGCATTCTTTGTAAGAGTTGAAGATGAAGAGGGTAATACGGTTTATCAGAATGAACAGTTTGACAACGAAAAAAGTGATTACGAAGAAAAATATTGTGGTGAGGTTGCATATCTTATCATAGAAGACTATTGTAAAGGAGAACATCTTGTTTACGATATTCCTTTGGATGAGGATTTCGACATAGATAAATTAAGATTCAAAACCGACGACATTGGGTGTCGTGTAGAAGTAGTAAGTGGTATTCTATATGAAGATAAAGAGTATGAAATATATAAATCATTTGGTGATACATCCAGTAAGGGATACTACTACCATTTAACAGCGGGAATTTAAAAAATGATAGAAACAGGAAAAATTATTAACGGAGACTGTATTGAGGTAATGAAAACTTTACCTGAGGGATCTGTGGATTTAGTGGTCACATCACCACCATACGGAGTAGGAATTGATTACGATGTTCATGAGGACGATGTTGAGTTTACCGAATACCTTGAATTTGCAAAGTCTTGGTTATCTGAGGTATACCGATTATTAAAAGATGATGGTCGTATTGCTTTGAATATCCCTTACGAAATTAACAGACAAAAAAAAGGTGGTCGTATTTTCTTTGTATCAGAGATGTGGCAGATCATGAAACAAATAGGATTTGGGTTCTTCGGTATTGTGGATTTAGAAGAACAATCACCACATAGAAGTAAGACAACAGCTTGGGGATCTTGGATGAGTCCGTCAAGTCCTTATATCTATAACCCTAAGGAGTGTGTAATTTTGGCATACAAAAAACAACACATCAAAAAAATCAAAGGTCAACCACAATGGACTGGAGAATCAACTGAAATTGAAAAAGAAGATGGATCAAAAAGAAATAAAATGGTCTATGACGAGAATGATAAGAAAGAATTTATGGAACTTGTGTTTGGTCAGTGGAATTACTTTGCAGATACTAAATCACTCACCAAGGCAACTTTCTCGATGGACATACCAACCAAAGCGATCAAGATATTGTCCTACAAGAACGATGTAGTCTTAGATCCGTTCTGTGGTAGTGGTACATCCGTAGTGGCAGCCGAAATATTAGATCGTAGATGGTTAGGTATTGAATTAAGCCCAAACTATTGTGATGTTGCAAGAGGACGAGTTCAAACCTTTGTCGATGAAAAGAAACAAGTTAAAATAGAGTTAATTTAAAGTAGATTTACTTCATCACCTTCTTTAATCTTGTATTTTTTACAAGACCCACCAGGAAGTTCAAGTACTAAATCGCCATCACCACGGTAGTTTTCGCATTCTTCCTCAAAACAAGGTTTGCAGTTGTGATGAATTTTTACGATCTTATTATCATCTATAAATATTATATCTAAATGAACTACACAATTTTTCATCCAAAATGAGTGTGGTTCATTTTTCATGAAAAACAACATACCATCGAATCCGTCAAACTTTTTACCCATCATACCTTGTTGGGCATCTTTAGAGGTTAATACAGTTTTAACATCGAAAAGATTATTATTTATTTTTACTTTCATATTTATAAATATCTATGAAGAAGTTTAGAAAAAGTGCTGGTGTTATTCTTAAACATAATGATGAGGTTTTACTTTGTAAAAGAGGACCAAAAGAAACATTACCTAACATTTGGTCAATACCGGGTGGTGGTATAGAAAATGGTGAATCACCAGGACAAGCGGCAATAAGGGAATTCCATGAAGAAACCAATGTTGAGATTACTACCGATTTAGATCTTGTTGGGATCATTGACAATTTCAACGACGACGGAACAAAAAGAGGGATGATGTTTGTTTTTCTTCAAAACATTGATGAAAAAAAAGAACCTGATTTGGAAAGTGCAACTCACGGTCACGAACACACAAAATGTAAGTACTTTAAAAAAGAAGAAATTCCTAATCAGAAACAAAACGAACAACTTTTAGGAATTTTAAAAAAAGTTTTGAAGTAAGTTTTTTTGAATCAAAAGTTTTAGTATATTTGTAGAAATAATTAAGACATGATAAAAAACACCGTAAACCATAACATTAATATTCTCAACGAAAAATTCGGTACAATCCTTTCTGAATCTTTTGTTGATCCTATTCAATTCAAAATCTTTTTGAAGATGGTTGACGGAGCTTTGAACCTTAAAGAAGATCTTTCATTTTATGATGGTAATATGTTTTTGGTACACATTCCTCATAAAATATTGAAAGAGTCAATCATACTTACTAGTATGACTCCTATAAATATTGGAGAACAAGTTAGAAATAAATTAGAAACATTAGTGTAATATGAGATATTTTATTTTATCAATTTTAGGTTTGGTTTTGTTATCCTGTAAGAAAGTTGAAATAAAACCTCAAGAACCTTTAGCACCACAACCAATAATAACTGACACGACTTTTGTTGACTCAACGGTTAGTTTAAAAAATACAACTTGGGTGATTACAAAAGTATTAAACACTGACATGAATGAAGATTTTAGATCGGACACACTTGTCTTTATATCAAATAATGTTTATTCTTTTAACGGAGTTCAATCAACATACAATCTTTACCCTAACAACACAGGATTTACTTTAACTTTGAACAATACTGTTTGGGGACATATAAGTGGTAATGTTTTTGAATTTAATTTGACACAAGGCGTGATTGAAAATAGTCAATTCAAGAACTACTTTACAGGTCAGAATGTTGTGAAGGTTTGGATGTATAAAGTGTAGTTTCTTTGTTCTAATAAAAAACAAAGTGGTGGAGTTAAAAGACATTCCGATGTCGACCTCTTGAAAGGTGAGATTTATTCTCACCTTTTTTTGTTTTCGGTATATTTATAAAGAAAAAATAAGATATGAAAAAATTAATCTTAAGTGAGAAACAATATAAAAAACTCCAAAATATTATTATTGAAAGAGAAATTTTAAATGAGCAATCAAAAAGTGAAGTTATGCAAATTCAACAAAGGTTAAAGGATTGTTTTAATGCGCAACTTGGTAAATCAGGGCCTAATAAGGATGGTGTTGATGGTGTTGCTGGAGACAGAACAAAAAATGCTATTGAAACATATACCGCATACCGTTTTGATACAATTAAATCTGATGAAGGATCACAATTGTAAAAAATATAAAAATGAGAAATAAATTAAATTTAAAAGAAGGAGAAGTCCAAAGAATCTTATCATTACATAAAAATGCTATATTAAAAGAGAGTGGTAAAAACATTTTGAATGAGGAAAGTACTTTTACTTTAAAATCAGATGTAAAATTCAAACCTAGCGAAACGAATCCGTCTTCTAACAAAATAAGGTTATACCAAGGAACTAAGTTCAAAGTATCCACAAAAATTAAAAATTCATTAGTATCCACAAGAAAAGTTCTTGCAAATTTTCCTTCTTATGCTTCTGGATACCTTTCTACAAGTTATGAAGATAATAGGGCTTTTGTTGTATATAACTGTAAAACAAAAAATATTTATTTAATTGGATCTACAAATGAAGGAGCTAAAGAAGACTATGACATTAACTCTAATAAAAAGGCTACTTGGAAAACTGGAGGAAGTATGCAATCTTTAGATAAATTGTGTGAAGAATCGGTTGTTAAAAATCAAGAGGTTATCAAACCAGAACAGAAGAAACTAACAGATGATGAAAAAATTAAAAAGGCTAAAGCATGTGGACATAAAACTTGGGAAGATTATCAAGCATCAGGATGGAAATGTAAAAAAGAAAACCAAGGAGGAGAAACTGGAGATTTAAGAAATGGGACTAGTAGTAACAGATACACATTCGATTTCGAAACAATTATGAAAGCCATTGACGATACAGGTAAATGCCCAAGAAGTGGAACAAGCGATCAAGCAGGTACT